AATATTAATTGTTTTTAAAGTTTGCTCTTGTTCCATATCTAGGGTTGTTTATGTGTAACTATAGGGTAAGATACCACTAAATCTAGTACAGTCAATGTTTAAGCATCCAGAAAAGTTAAAAGCTATTTATTGGAGTGCAATTCTGAATAAATGTAAGAACCCTTCAACAAAAATGCTTTTATCACAGCAAGCCGAACTTAAGTGTATTGCTTTAAATGAGGTAGTGATTGCATTATCACCTAACTGGGAAGAAATGATCAAAAATCGCAGAGAAATAATTGAAGAAGCAGTTGAAGAGGTGTTTGGTGATGAAATTAATGTAACATTTATAGTGAAAGAAAAATGATAAAACTAAGACAATACCAAAAAGAAGCTAGTGATAAATTAATGGAGCTTTGCCTAAGTGAAGGCTTTGGTTATTTAAGTGGTGAATGTAGGACAGGAAAAACACTTGTTGCTTTATCAGTTGTTAAAAATATGGACGAAGATAAGGTTTTAATAATTACAAAAAAGAAAGCAATAAGCAGTATAAAAAAAGACATAGATTTGATGAATTTAACAGATAAAGTTGTTGTTACAAATTTTGAGCAGTTAAAAAATTTTGAAGGTACATCATGGAATATTGTCATCGTTGATGAGGCCCATAGTGTTGGAGCATTTCCAAAGCCATCACAAAGACAACAGAATATTTTGAAGTTGAGGTATGGAATAATTATTTTGATGAGTGGAACACCAAGCCCAGAAAGTTGGTCACAGTTATATCATCAGTTTGCATTGACTAATGTTTGGAGTGAATATTCAAGGTATGGCCGAAATGGTTTTTATAAGTGGGCTGGTGATTATGTGGACATTAAGGAGAAAAGAGTAGGAACAGGAATAGTTGTAAAAGATTATTCAGATGCCTATGTAAATGTAATTAAAAGGGATATTGAACCATTTATGGTCTATATGACGCAAAAAGAGGCTGGTTTTAGTCAGGAAATAGAAGAAAATGTCCATTTAGTGAAAATGTCTAAAAGAACTTATAGGCTTGCTTTAAGGATTATTAAAACTGGTGTTATTGGAAAATCAAAAGGAAGAAGTGTCTTAGCTGATACTGGTGTGAAGGTGATGAGCAAATTAAAGCAACTGTTTAATGGTCATGTGATAACAGAAAGACATGGCACAGTAATTTTTGATAAGAGCAAAGTTGAATATATAAAAGATACTTTCAAGGGCAAAACTGCGATTATGTATTGTTATAAGGCAGAGGAAAAAATGCTTAAGAAAGTTTTTGGTGATCGTGTGACTGAAGATCCAGTTGAATTTAATAGTAATGATGATAAGGTTTTTATCGGTCAGGTTAGAAGTAGCAGGGAGGGAGTCAATTTAAGTAGTGCAGATGATGTTGTTTTTCTGGGAATAGATTATTCTGCGTTAAGCTATTTACAGGGCAGGGAAAGAGCCAGTTATTTAGGAAGGGATCGTAGTAATAAAGTGCATTATATTTTTGCAGAAAAAAGTATAGAGCCAAAAGTTTTTGAGGTAGTACAATCAAAGGAGAACTATACGATCAACCATTATCGTGATCACAGAGCAGCAATATCAGAAGAAGCTAATCGACAGATACGAAAAAGAGGGCTGGACAGTGATCAAACTTATTATGTGCAACAAAGCTGGATTACCTGACTTGATTTGTATGAAACCAGATGAGGTTAAGTTCATTGAGGTAAAAGGGCCAAAGGGCAGATTAAGTGAAGTGCAGAAATATAGGATAGATGAGCTTAAGGAAAAAGGATTTGATGTACAAGTAATGAAACCTTGTTGACAGTTGTTGATACTTGTGTATATAATAGATGTATAGCAACCCCACTAACACAATGGCTAAAACAAGAAAACTAACCTTTACTTTTCAAGACGGAACAACAAGAACAGCTAGAACAGCTAGAAACTACACACACGCAGTTCGCACAGTGAGAGAATGGGATAATAAAGTTTGCGTTGAGAAATTATGTAGCAGACCTGATTTAGTAGCTAACGCAGTTAGAGAACTAAAAAGAGAGGGCTGGAAGATAATACAAGTTGCACCACTTACAAACGACCCTTGGGCTGCTTAACAGCCCTTTTCTTTTTATTCACATAACTAATTATTCAAATGAAAACTATTCAAGAAATTATCACCAGATATAACGAACTTGAAAACACAAAAGCAAACTTGGGCAGACCAAGAACTGAGGCTGAGTGGCTTGAGACACAAAGGCTTGAGGAAGAGTTTGCAAACCACCCTGACGCAGATGACACCTGTACTTACAAAGGTAACTTTGCAATGAAATCAGATGTATCTGTTGAAGATTACTTAAGACAATAAGTGGTTGACAACTGTTGACCATTAGTTAATATTAATTTACCCCTGAGACCAACCCCATGAAACACGCATTTCTCGCCCTCTGCATCTTTGGCATTAGCTATTTTGCATTTTCAGATTCAATTAGAACCTCTACTTCTATAGATTGTTATACGTTTAATATTGAATCTGCCTGTGAGGAGCTTGCTAAACGATGAAATACATAGATGTTATTAACGATAAATTTCAATGGATTTTGAAAGATATTGAAGCTTTTTCTTTTTTTGATAAAAAATTAGG